TAAGCGAGAACGCCAAATCATACTGCCTAATCCACGTCGTGAACTAAATTTCTGGCGAGATGCTTCGAAGAATTATTTCGTGGATAACTTTGAATCCTATGGATTTAAGTCAATCCCATTGGGCAGTCCAGTAGAGACTGGCGATGCATTCTTGATGCAAATTAGGGGCGTAATCCCAAACCATGTGGCTGTGTATATAGGTGATGGAATGATTTTGCAGCATTGTTTGGGTCAGTTATCGCAGCGATACATGTACGGCGGTACTTGGACCCATTTGACAACTCATCATCTACGCTATGCGTGAAGTAATTCTCTATGGGCCTATGAGGGCCAAATTCGGACGTAGCTTCAGGTTTGATGTCAAATCTGTTGGCGAAGCGTTTAAAGCCTTGAATGCAACCGTTCCAGGCTTTAAATCCTGGTTTGCTGAGCGTGCCAGGGCCGGCGCATCTTATAAGGTACTAATTGGTAAGAGGGCTGTGGCTACAGGTGAAATACCTATAGAATCAATCTCTGATCAACCTATAAGAATTGTACCCATAGTGCAAGGGTCTAAGAGTAACAAGATTTTAGGTGGTTTGCTCGCAATAACAGGCATAGCAATAATGATGTTTGTTGGGAGTATGACTGGGACCATAGGTATATGGGGACTAGCTATGACCATAGGCGGTGTGGCCATGATGATGGTTCCTACACCTAAGATGCCTACATCTTCTGAATCCAATAAAAGTCCTGGATCTCAATCTTTTGATGGCCCTGTCAATTCCACCAATCCAGGAAACGCCGTGCCGTTGCTATACGGGGTTATGGAAGTAGGAAGTGTAGTAGTATCTGCATCTATTTCTGCTACGGACTATTTGCCCGTATATTACAACGGTGGCGGCGGTAGTGAAGGTCATACGGAAATGGGCGGCGGTGGCCCTGGTTGGGATCTGTATCCCGTTCAGGACGGTGCAAGTGTTCGGCCTGATAACGACTTTACACAATGGAATCCATAATTAGCGGGTCTGGTGGCGGTGGCGGTGGCGATAGCGGTGCAGGGCGTACACCTGTAGACGCACCTGACAGCCTGCGATCAAGAGAATTTACTCGCATTGTCGATGTAATAAGTGAAGGTGAGATAGGAGGCCTGGTTGAAGGCCTTAAATCTGTATATATCAACGGTACGCCGCTCGAGAATTCTGATCATACGAAGAATTTTACAGGCGTATCAGTAGTCGAGAGGGTGGGCACACCTACTCAGACATTCGTGCCAGGTTTTCAGTATGCTGAGGTTGAGACACCTGTAACTACTGATGTACTTTACGGCACCCCAATAGTTAGGACTATAACCAACGCAAATGTGAACAGTGCTAGGGTGCGAGTGATGTTCCCTGCACTGTCAAAAGTCGATCAGACAAACGGCGATAGTCTTGGATCGAGCGTACATCTAACCGTAGAGGTTAAGCCTAGTGGCGGATCATATGCCAATGTAATTTCAGATATAGTTTCTGGAAAGAGTACTGGAAAGTACGTAAGGCAATACGCCATCCCTTTGACAGGGTCGGCCCCCTGGGATATTAGAGTAACCAGGCTAACGGCCGATAGCTCAAGCTCTTATGAGCAGAATTCATTCAAGTTTGATAGCTATGCTGAAGTAATCGATGTCAAACTCCGTAGGCCTAATATAGCCGCCTACTATGTTCAAGCAGACAGTAGCCAATTTTCCAGTGTACCTACACGATCTTACAAATGTTACGGTCGTATAATCCGTGTACCCAATAATTATAATGAGATTACACGGGCTTATACGGGCGTCTGGGACGGCACTTTTAAGCTGGCTTACAGTAATAATCCAGCCTGGATCTTTATGGATTTGGTTACACATCCCAGATATGGGTTGGCCAAATACGTTCCCAGTGTCAATATAGATAAGTGGCGCCTTTACGAGATTGCCAAGTATTGTGATGGTATGGTTGATGATGGGTTCGGAGGCTTAGAACCTAGATATACCGTCAACATACATATTCAGAGTCAGCAACAGGCCTATAGTTTGCTGAATGACTTGGCTAGTGCGTTCGAATGCATGCCGTCATATAGTGGCGACTCCCTGAACCTAATTCAGGATTCGCCTAAGGATGCATCATTTGTATACACACCTGCAAATGTAATTGATGGCAAGTTTCAATATACAGGCTCCAGTCTTAGTGCTAGGCACAGTGTAATTCGTGTATCATACAATGATCCACGCAATCACTATAAGCGCGATGTAGTACTTGTAATAGATGATGAGCTGGTTAAGAAGATCGGCTATCGTACTTTGGATGTTATAGCTATCGGCTGTACATCCCGCGGCCAGGCTAATAGAAAGGGCCGCAGAATACTATATACTGAGGCCGTTGAGACTGAGACTGTATCTTTCAGTGTAGGCCTGGATAGTCTTCGTGTAGAGCCAGGTCAGGTATTCAAAATTGCAGATCCGATTAAGACATCTGGGTCAAGGTGTGGCGGACGACTGACTACAGGATCTACTACCAGTGTGCTTCAGGTAGATCAATGGGAGAGTCCCGGCTCTTCGGCTACTATTACAGTCATGATGCCGGATGGCACTATAGAGAAGCGCAATGTATCCAGTGTAGTAGGTCGGGCTGTTACACTATCTTCGCCTTTGTCCACTATACCTATAGATGGCGCCGTCTGGATAGCCAACGGCTCTAATGCTACTGAGCGTTATTGGCGAGTTCTCAATATCACGGAGAAGACTGGTAAAGATCGGATGCAATTCGATATCGTAGCATTAGCCTACGATCCAGATAAATATGCTCAGATAGATTCTATTGGGCCAGTCGTTTTCCCTGAAGCACCCAGGCTGCCTCGCATGGCAAAGCCCCCCTCTAATATATCATTTGAAGAGGGCGTGCTGATTGTAAATGATCAATCCGTAATCAGAATCGATGTTAGCTGGGATATTGCTGATTATGCAAAATCCTATGTATTTAAGCATAAAGTAGATAATGGTAACTGGAGTGAGCATCAGGTATATACGCCATCATACCGTGTAGAAGTGCCTAGTGGCTCCATTCTATATGTGGCCATTAGTTCCGTTGGCCCTATGGGCGTGCCTACGCCGTCCACATTGGCTCAACACGACATTGTTGGCGAATATACTAAACCTGTAGCTCCTATAGATTTTGAGCTAGAGGAGGAGTTCACAGGGTCATGCGTAAAGGTTAAGTGGGGCGCTCTGCAACGTATTAAGGGCTACAATATACTGATCAGGGCCGGTCTTAGCCATCCACCTGAGGATGTATTGGATATTGGAGTAGAGCCTGATTATACAGGTGATACGACAGTACTACGATCCATATTTGTAGGTCAAACACACCGATTCGAATATACCAGCGAATCGATGATTCTTGATACGGCAGGTTCACCCGTACGTGATCTAACTATTCGCAGTCAGTCAGTAGGTGCCAATGGTCTACGTAGCGACCTGTGGTCAGAGGTAACTGCATCTAACCCGGCGCCTGGGGCCGTGACAGATATAGTAATAAACTCTTTTGCCAATGCCTTTGCAATATCGTGCACAAAGCCTACAGATCGTGATTATAAAGGTATTGCGGTATGGATGAGCACCAGTCCAGGATTTACTCCTGGGCCTACTAATCTGGTGTTTGATGGTGATGCGGAATCCATACTGATTAGTAGTGATAGTGCCGGCGACCCTGTCATAATTGACACAGAGTATTTTTTCCGAATTGCAGCATACGACGCATTCGGAAAGACTTCGCTCAATTACGGATCAGAGATAAGTGCTACATCCATAGATAATGGCGCAGTGGTTTTGCGAGCATCTTCGCCTATATTTGTCGTTGACAGTGCAGGCGATGCACTGCCTACAGATATAACTTTCAGGGCTTTAGGTGCCGGCGCTGATTTGGATTATGTATATACCACTACACCATCTGTAACATTGTCGGGTACAGGTCGCATTCGAACCCTGGCTTTCGACGATATGACTGCGGATAGTGTTGAGGTAGAGGTAACCAATGGGATATCGTCCGACGTTACAACCATTAACAAGGTTTATAATGGTTCCGCCGGCCCTGCGGGCCTCAATCAAGCTACAGTATTTCTGTATAAGCGTACTTCGTCATCTTCAGCCCCGTCGGGCCCAGCAGCTGATGTAACTTACACATTTGCTACTGGCGCTGTCAGTGGCTTGACAGACGGCTGGTCAGATACAATTCCATCAAGTGGCGGCCCTTACTGCTGGAGTGTACAAGGTATTGCAGTAGGGTCCGGACCTACCGATATACTTGTGCCGGGCGATTGGTCCACAGTAGCCTTGTACACCCAGGATGGTGCCGAGGGCTTGCCTGGTGACCCAGGTCTAGCTACCGTAATAGTATCACTATACCAATGGGCTACAAGTACACCTGCAGATCCTACGGGTAATTCAACATGGGATTGGTCTACTGCAGCTCATTCGGCATATACAGGCTCTGGCTCCTGGTCTACAACGGCTCCAACCAATCCTGGTACGCCTAATATAAAGCTATTTGAGGCTCGTAAACCTATTACAGCTCCGTCCGGATCAACTACTACAACTGTAGACTGGTCCAGTGGATTCTCTGTGGCCCAGTTTGCTCAAAATGGGGCCAACGGATTGCAGGTAGGTGAAGCTGTAGTATATGCGTGGGCTGCATCTATTCCATCGGGTCCTACTGGATCTGCATCCTTTGATTGGGCCACAGCCACCTTTGGGTCAGCTCCTAGCGGTTACACTCTCACGCCTAGCTCTTCGCCTACTCCTGGCCACACATTGTGGCGAGCTCGTGTAGCCTTGGTTGATAGTTCGGCGGCAACATCTACAGCCTTTAATTGGTCTAGTGCATCCGTAGCAGCTTTTGGCTATGCAGGTAATACAGGTCCTACAGGTAGTACAGGTTCTACAGGTAGTACCGGCCCGTCTGGGGCGGACGGACTTAGTACACGTGTTGCATACGCTATTATCAGTGCTGGCACGTCCCCAGGATCTGGTACTCGTACAAGTAATGGTATAAATAGTGTACCAGCTACTAATTCATGGGGCTTGTCTGAAACATGGTCCCAATCAGCTCCAACATCATTAGGCCCAAATCAGTTAGCCATAATGACTGTCGGCATTTATAATGCTGCCACAACCGTGATAACATGGGATTCGCCCTTTACTGCGACTGGTAAATACGGTAGTCTGAGCGTTATCGCGGTTAATACAGGGGCTTTGACTGTAAACGGCGATATGACTGTAACGTCTGGCGCCATTATGGGCGGCAGTTTTACAGGCGCAAGTTGGCCAGCATCCGGCGGTGGGTTTTATCTAGGGCCTTCGGCAATTAGACTTGGTCGGTATCACGGTGGCGCTGGCGCTCAATGGTTTGAAGTCAGCGCTTCAGGCGACCTATCCATGCCAGGCCTGGTAATTAGTGGCGGCAATGCAGTATTTAGTGGTCAGGTCAGTGCAGTTACAGGTAGTTTCGCCAATATCACCTTGGGCGGACTGCTGAATACGGCCGGTAAGACCAACTATGCCACTGGCAACGGTGTTATGATAGGTAACTACCTTGGTAATGCCTATCTGGGTATTACCAAGGACTTGGGCGGCGGGAACATCCAGGGCATCTGGGTCGCAAGCACCGACGGCGTGGTCCACATGACTGGCGCGGACGTCTCAGGCGGCACGATCACCGGGTCTGAGCTGCGCATCGGCGCCTCTACCTTCAACGTGGCGAGCGGCGCCGGCTTCTGGGCCGGACTGGATAGCGGCTCTTACAAGATGCGGGTCGGTGACTCGAACGAGTACATGAGCTGGTCGCCCGGGATAGGGCTCAAGTTGAAGTTGGCGCCCTTCACGGCCTCGGTGCCAGCGGGTGACCTGGTGGCTACCGTGGCCTCAGGGTCGGCGCTTGGCAGTCGCACGGTCAGCATTTCAGGTGGCACGGCGCCTTACACCTACGCCTGGTCGCTGCAGCAAACGAGTGGCGGGCCAGGTGCCCTCAACATCACGGGCGGCGGGAGCACGGCCACTGTCACGATCAGCATCGCTGGGATGTCTGGCTGGCAAGGCCAAGGCATCGTCACGTGTACTGTGACCGACTCCAACAACCGGGAGGCCAAGGGCAGCTTCACCGTCCGAGGGGAGATCTCTTGACTTACCACTTTGCAGAGATCGACGCCGAGCGGCGTGTGCTGCGCCTTTGCGCGACCCTCGACGTGCCCGTTCAAGACGGCCTGATGGTGGCGCTCGCCGAACCTGTCGCAGCCTGGCCGTCGCGCGATGGCTTCGAGCTGCGCCTGACGGAGGCAGGCGAGCTGCACCACGTCGACCAACGGCCGCTGCCGCAAGCACGTGACGAGCGCTGGTCCGCCATCAAGGCGCAGCGGGCAGCGTTGGGCTTTCAGCCGGTTCCTTTGCGCGACTTCGCCCTCGATGCCGACGCGGCCAGCCGCTTGGATGTCATGGGCGCCGTGATGGCCATGCAGGTCTCTGGAGACACCAGCCGGCTCTGGCGCTGCAGCGACAACGCCATGCGCGAGCTGACCTTGGCTGACCTGCTCACAGTGGGCGCTGCCATCGCGGCACGCCGCCAGGCCCTGATTGAGGCCTCAGACACCCTCTTCCAGCAGATCCAAACCGCCGAGACCAACGCCGAGGTGGACGCTGTGGCGTGGCCCGAGGAGCCAGCATGACCTGAAAAGAACAGGGCGACCAGGTCGAGTGCGGGAACACCCGCCCTGGCCGCCTTCCCGCACCGTAGATGCGAGTCAGCCAAGGCCCTGCTGCCACGCGTGGCGGGCCGAGTGTATTCACCAGACTTCGCACACCATGGCCAACCCAATCATTCCGTGGCTTGGCGGCAAACGCCGCCTGGCCGAGACCCTTCTCAGCCGCTTTCCCGCTCACACCTGCTACGTCGAGGTCTTTGCCGGCGGCGGCGGCTCAGCCGAGGATGGGCCTTCAAAGACACTACCTATACCTAACTGCGCAGCTAGCGCCAATCAATGCAAATGAATACTCTACTACGTACTCACCTGGCGGCAATTAGTTTAATTTGCACAGCGCCCGCTATAGCAAATTCTTGCATAGCCAATGATAGTTGGACCGGCCGTGATAAAGTCATGCACTTTAAAGCAGGCGTACTCATATCTACAGCTGTAACATTGGCCAGCAACAGCCCAAGTTATGGCCTTATTGCAGGTACTTCGGCCGGACTAATTGCGGAGCTGAAAGACCTACGCAGAGGGCGAGTATGCAGTTTGCAAGATTTTGTAGTAACTACCATAGGCGCAGCTGCCGGCGCTCATTTTGCAGGGCTCGTCATACTGCCACAAAAGAAGGGTTTAGTGATAGCCTATAGCACTAAATTCTGATTGCGTTTGGGTGCGTCAGCAGCTGCCTGTGACCCGCAGGCTTGACCGCAGCGTAAAACCTGCGGTCTTTTTTAATTGTTCCTAGCTAAAGTAGCACACAACTACGTACGTCCGGAAGCCCGTACTATATATCCGGAAATTCCGGGGGTACGTTAAATAGTAACACCAAGTAGGCGGCTACCGGACAAAGTACACAATAAGTAAAATTCGATCAAATATGTGTACTCATTAGTTCCCCTGTGTTATAATTTAGCTTCCCATTATTAGGATGGGCATTTCAGATAGTTGCGCTGGGGCAACTATATTAATGAAAAGTAGATATGGCAGAAGATCTAGCAACTGGCCTTATTACGGACTTTTTTCTCGGAGGATGGCGTGTAGCACCGTTCATCAAAACTCAAGACGGGTATATCGGCGTAAAGGCTTGGCCTAAAAGGGCCGCTACTAATGCTGCCGAACTGCAGGCTCTAATAGCTGAGCAGCGCGAAAGATCCAGTAAGCCATTGGTAATGGGCATAGCGCCTGCCAGAGGTAAGTATGTAGTTGACATAGATATCAAGAAAAACCAGTCTGCACTTCAGCTTTGGAAAGATAAAGTTGTGGAGGCCTATGGGGATATTAGCTTAGGCTACCCCAATATGGTTGTAAAGACCAAATCCGGTGGATATCATCTTTACTATTCGGACGGGTCCGATAAGCAAATACACTCACCGACATCTGTCTTTAGTAAGGATTCGGGCATAGATATTCGGGGCTATACCGGGATGGTCATAGCCCCAACCTCATTTGGCACAGAGATGGACTGGCAGCCAGGTGAGTATACCATAATCAAAGGACGACCTACGGATGCAATGACCGTAATGGGTCTATCCAAGATTTTGGGCGATCAGTATGATGAAACTGATCAGGTTACAAAGACTACTTTGCGTATGGTTAATAAGGCTATACGTAATGATTCGGTCAATGAATTAAATCGCTTCAAATTGATTCCAGATTCGATGATTATTCCGTCATCCAATCGGGACAATACATTGTACAAGTGCGCAAGACTGTGTAGATTGGGTGGCCTATCTCAGGACGCTGCTGCAATCTTCATGTATCATATCTCTACGAGATGTGAAGTAAGTCCTGAAGAACCCGCTGAACACTGGGCTAACTTAGCCGCTGATAAGGTTAAGCGGGTGTATTCATCAGAGACTGAGATGATACTTCAGACAGTATCTGGTCTCTACGATGAGCTGGATAATGCTGGCACTGTATTATTGCGTGGAGTATCAAGATCCTACTACTACTTTCGCCATGGTTCATCGATTCTAACCCTGAATCCGCGAGATAAGTTTTCCACAGATAACATTGCCAACGTCATGCAGGGCGTGACTGTAGCTTCAGATGACGGTCCTATATCCGTTAAAAAGCTATTACCAGCGTATAAGCCTAAGGAGGTGGCCTACAATGCAGCCATGTATCCAAAGCCTGATATGCCGTTCTTTGAATTTGAAGGGCTAAGATACGTCAATACGTATCATGATCCATTTGCATCGTTCGAACCAGTGCCAGAGCTTTTGGACGAGGCCAAGCCGTTCATAGATACATTTGTAGAATTTGTGCGTCACATTACAGGCTATGAAGACGGTGATGCGGAGCGGCTACTAGATAAATTAGCCTGGATTGTGCAAAGACCTTACCGTCGTATGCCAACAGCGACGATCATTTATTCGCATACGCGTGGCTCCGGTAAGGATGTATTCATGAGTCTTGTACGTGAGATTATAGGCCGAAACTATTACATGCCTATAACTCTTAGCACAATCGAAGACTCGCACACTATGTTACATGATAAACTAGTGTGCACTGCGTCAGAGGTCCAGTTACAAACGAATGCCCGAGGCAATATAGCCGCAGCAAACTTCATGGGTAAGATTAAGGACTTGATCACAGCTAAGACAGTCTATGTGAATGAAAAGTTTGTACAACCATACAGTGCGCCTATATTTACCAACTTCTTTCTTCTATCCAATTTTGAGCTTTCAGCCATCTTAGAGCCTAACGATAGGCGTATGGATGTATTCCATGCAGCTGAAGAAAAGTTGGATCAAGGCCGTTTTGGTGCACTGGGTGACATAGGTAATGATGGTATATGGATTGAGCGGTCGACAAGAGCTAATGATCTGCGCAAACATGTGATATATGCCTTGCGCATGTGCTTGATGAATAGAAGTGTGGATGCTCATTTTGATCGTCAGGAAGCCGCAATGAACGATGTAAAGAAGGCATTGCTGGACAGTCAAAACCCACCGGCCATCGAATGGATGTCCCAACATTTGCCGCCCTACTTTACAGAGGATGTGGCAATGATGGCCTGCTACTTCTGTCCAATGCGGATACTGCCAGAGTATGTAATGAAGCAGTTGAAGGAGCATTTTGGACCCGCATTAAAGCCTGTATATCGAAATAATCGTATCATCCATCGTCTTAATGGATCACCGAGATTAGAGCGTAAGAGTGGATCGTCGGCCGACATCCCTATGCTTAACTTCAACATACCTTCTTCAGATGTATCATGCAGAAAAGCTGTATACAGCTTGGATACATCCATTCGTGAAGCTATGCCCACAGATTCAGTTATCAAGGCTGCAATGAAGTCTTGGTACGATAAAATGATCGTGCAGTATTACGGTAATGTAACTACATTGCCTAATCAAAAGCCCGAAGGCGGTACAACAGTAGCATGATCAAACTGTTGTACATTTTGGTAATCCACATATAAAATAGCTGCTATGTCACTCACACTAGACTTGGAAACCAGCTCCATTTCCGGAGATTTGTCAGACGGTATGGCCCTTGAACCTTGGAGAGCACGCCAGGGTAAAGGCTATATTACATCAATCCACGTTTACGGTATCGATACATCCGGCAACGTGGTGGATATTGCTGTACAGCGGCCGTCCACCCCTCAACTGATTGACTTGCTCAAGCAGCTTAAAGGTCAGGAAGTTTATGCCCACTTCGCACTCTTCGATGTGGCCTGGCTCATTGCTTCTATTGAGCCAAACAAGAATGCACGTATTCCGCGCGTCATTTTAGATATTCGATGGCGTGATTCAGTGCTATTGGCTAAATGGTGCCTTAACGGTAGAAATGCAGAATTCTTCAGTTACTCACTGCTGAATCTCATCAATACATTTAAGGATATGATGGGATTCCCTGGTGCGGAAGAGTTTATTCGCATGAAGCAGCAGGAGGTTTATCAGGCTAACGATCCGTATTGGCTTGAGCGGGGTAAGCAGGACGTACTGTGGACATGGCGACTTGTGGAATTCTTTAAGACACAGCTACCCAAAGTCTGTGAACGAGGGTATATCATAGAAGCCAGATGTATCCCTCAAATTGCTAATAGCTGGTTGGTAGGAATGTATGTCAATCAAGATGCGTTCAAGAAGGCTGAAGCACAAATCGAGCAGGATATCCAAGAAAACTGCAAAGCCCTCGGTTTGTCAGAAGCCGTCCTCGGAAGCCCTGCACAACTTGGCAATGTTGTATTTGGTCAGTGGGGTTTTAAGCCAATTGGAGTCACACCTACAGGCAAGCCTAAGGCTGATGCAGATACATGGATCATGCTGGCACATTCCACAGGCGATGCACGACTTAAGCAAGTACTTAAATGCAGGCAAGCCCTTACATTAAGAAGTAAATACATAAATACAACGCATGAGGCATTGGCTCGTACAGGTGATGGGTTTCTTTACGGCAAGCCAACGATGTTCGGCACTTCAACTGGCCGATTGACCTATAGCAGTGAAACACTCAGCTATAAGGTGGCAATTGCCCAGCATCAGATACCTCGTAAAGATAAGCATGTGCGAAGGTTTCTGGCCCCGCCTCCAGGTATGCGACTATTTGAAACTGATGCGATGGCTCAAGAGTCTCGTATTATGGGCATTTGGTCTGGAGATTCTGAGATCATCCGAATCTTTAGAGAGGGTATTAATTTCCATAGTTATACGGCTGCTAACATCTATGGATGCAGCTATGAGGATTTCCAAGCCCATTATAAAGCTGAAGAAGCTCAGTACATTGAGTGGCGACAAATGGGCAAGCTGACTAACCTGTCCTGCAATTTCCGCATTGGCGGTAAATCCCTTGCAAAGAAGGCTTTGACTGAATATGATACCTACATGTCAGAGATTGAGGGGCGTAAACTGGTCAATACCTTCAAGCGAACTTACCCAGGTGTTGAAGGATACTGGAACGCTATCATTGACTATGCCAAAGAGCATGGCCACAGTTATACGCTCGCTCAGCGGCGGTGGAAAGTGCCTGTCGAAATGTTACACGGCCCAGATGCTTGGAAAGTCGAAGGCACAGTTATCAGCCATCCAATTCAAGGCACTGGCGGAGATCAGTTCCTTGCAGCCCTTAGTTCCGTACCTGATGCCAGAATTCAGACCAATATGCATGACGGCATATTCTGGATTGTTGACGAAGGTAAAGAAGGCGAAGAGGAGGCTGAATACATCCTCGAACAAATGAACAAGACCAAGTACGAACAGCTCTGGCAGATGGGTCAAGAGCTGGCTATACCCCTATTGTATGAGGGGTCTAAAATCGGTACATCGTACGCTGACGTTAAATAAGGAAACATATGATTGCTCTATCATGGTCCAGGCTGTCGACCTTCATGCAATGCCCTCGCAAGTTTCACTTGTCTTACATATCCAAATCCTTTAAGGAAGAAGAGAAATCAATCCATCTGATTCGAGGCGAGCAACTGCATAAGCAGCTAGAAGATTACGTGCTGGCTAAGAATGGTCAGGCTCAAATGCCGCTAGGCTTTACGCCTGAAGTCAGGGCCACACTGCCGTACGTCGATAAGCTGTTCTCCAATTTTCAGTCGGTGTACCCTGAAGCTCAAATTGCTTGTGATATCAACTGGAAGCCTACAGAATGGTTTGGCAAGGATACTGCATGGCGCTCTATTTGGGACGTGACAGCTATCTCGCCAAATATCTGTTACATCGGTGATTACAAGTCAGGCAAGATTTACCCATATGGTGAGGGCTTTGGACAGTTACATCTGTCAGCGGCTATGGGTTTGGAACGATTTGATACGGTTCCAGAAATCAATTGTGCCTATATCTACATCGAACATAAGGCCGTCACGCCTATCAAGGTAGTGCGTGAAGCAGGCCGAGTTGATGCCAACGGCAAGCCCATTGCCCATCTGGAAGAGGTTAAGGCTTACTTCAATCAGAGATTCGAAGAAGTTCAGATGGAGAAAGAATGGGCGCCTCGGGCCAACGAGTACTGCAAATGGTGCCCTGCTACGAAGGCTCAATGCAACTTGTCACGAAAGCTGTGAAATGAGCAATACCCCTGAAGGCAAGGTAAAACGTAAGGGCCGGGAGTGGCTTAAGCAAAACATGCCTGATCACTGGTTTTTGTCGCCGATGTCAGGCCCATGGGGCAAGAACGGCACGCCCGACTGGATTATCTGCTGGTTAGGGGTATTCATTGCCATTGAAGTAAAAGCTGATGATGGCGTTGTATCAAGTCTTCAAATGGCCCAACTGGAGTTGATCACAAAGGCCGGCGGCGTGGCAGCAGTCCTACGTGGATATGATGTAGCCCGCCTTGAAGCAATCAAGCAAGCTGCACTGGATATTGTAAATGGACGTAGCCGTCAGTAAACCCTTCACGATTGCGGATTACACATGGCCTGCATTTCAGGGTCGTGTACCATTTTCGCATCAAAAAGCCACAGTAAAGTTCTTGCTAAGTAATAAGCGAGCTCTCGTACTCAATGACATGGGTACTGGTAAGACCTTGGCGGCCTTGTGGGCTTGTGACATCCTAATGACGGCTAAAAAGATCCGTAGAGTTTTGATCATAAGTCCACTATCTACAATGCAGTCAGTATGGCGCAATGAGATTGTGCTTAACATGCCTCATAGAAGGGTCGGTGTAGCTCACGGTGTGAAGCAGGTAAGGTTGGCAGTCCTGCAATCTCAAGTAGAGTTCGTCGTTATCAATCACGATGGTATTAAGATTTTAGAAGACGAGATCATTGCTCAGCAATTTGATATCATAATCATCGATGAGCTGACAGCGTTCAAGGCTAACTCTGAGCGCACTAAATGCATGAAGCGTATTGCTGATATGCAATCTCGTTCCATAAAGCTTAAAGACAAAGTAAAAATCTGTAATCGTCAACGACATGCTGATGGCGGCTTGTGGGGCATGACGGGCGATATGGCCCCTAACTCTCCGACAGAGGCCTTTTATCAGTGTGAGATAGTTGTACCTGAAAGTCAGTGGTTACCCAAGTACTTCGGCCAATTCAGGGATGCCTGCATGTTCAGAGTAAATGATGCAGTATGGGTAGCCAAACCTGAAGCCCCTCAAATTGTAGCAATGGTGGCTCAGCCCGCCATCCGCTTTACACGTGATCAGTGTTTGGATCTACCAGACACCTCTCATCATGTATTGGATACAGATCTTACGGATGAGCAGATTCAGTACTATGATATAATGAAGCGAAAAGCATTGGTAGACACCGATGCAGGCAGTATCACTGCAGCCAATGCTGCGGTGCAGCTGAATAAGCTATTGCAGATATCGGCTGGCGCTGTAAAGAACGATGAGGGTGAGGTAATTGAAATAGGCTGTAAACCTCGTATGGATGCTTTGGAGGAGCTATTCCTTCAAACACCTCAACGTAAGTTAGTGATATTTGCCACCTATCGGGCAACTATCATGATGATTGTTCGTGAGATGCAGGCTCGCGGATATAAGATAGATTGTATACATGGCGATGTGCCGCAAGCTAAGCGGACACTTTTGATAGGCTCATTCCAGGGCGGCGACCTTGAAATGCTTGTACTACAGCCCCAATCGTCCGCTCACGGTATTACGCTGACAGCCGCATCGACCATCCTATGGTTCAGTCTTATGCCTAGCGGAGAAATCTTTCAGCAAGGCAATGCACGCATTGTTCGTGCAGGTCAAACGCGTAAGACATTCATATACATGTTTGTCAGTACCAAAGCTGAGAAACATATTGCTAACATTCTCAAGAACAAGGGGGATTTGTCTAAAGAAATTTTGAGGCTGTTCGTTGATCACCAGCTCTAATCAAAATGGTGTTCACAACTACATTTCTGAAGTATAATTAACAATCGACTAAATCATGGCTGACGCAATACCTATGGACGAAGACGAAGATTTCGACCCTAATGCTGAGTATCTCAGTGAAACATTGGTCGATGCTGTTCCAACGCCGTACGATCCTAAATTCGTATTGGTGCCTGAGCTGGCGCTCAGTAGTATTCAATTGCAGGAGATGCGGGTCGATGATCTGATCACGGCGTACATCGCACTTCGTAATCAGTTAGCTACTGATCGCAAGGGTTACAAAGCTCGTGAGCAAAAGATGAAGGATCAGCTGGTTGTCATCAGTATGAATCTTCGTGCAAAGGGCGATGAGCTTGGGGTGGACAACTTCAAAACTGCTGGCGGCACGGCCTATCGTAGTCGTACAGAAAAAATTCGTGTAGGCGATTGGGATCAATTCCTTACCTGGATGATTGAAACTGAAAACTATCATCTGGTTCAAAAGCGAGTATCCCCTAATCTTGTCAAAGAAGTCCGTGATAAATTACTGGCCGAC